AGAATAGTCAATAATCGCTTGCGTTAGCTGTGCGTAATTCATTAGCCCATTTTCCCGCTGATCTTACGACCCTTGGTAGCAGCGCCATAACCACGCATTACGCCAACACCGTATGGGTTTTCTTTAGTGTAGTTGCCTTTGCTTACGCCACCAACAGACATATTCATAGTGTCTACTACTTTGGCACCAGGAGTGTACCCGCTATAGGTGTTTACGTTAGTAGCTCCGCCTTGCATATTGTGCGGTTGAGCATAGACTTCAGCTGCGCCAACTTCTTTACCCATTACTTTTTTAGAGTATTTAGCCATTATCGACCTCTTTGGTTAGCAATACGTGCCATGTTGCGACCCATAGACTTCATGTTCTTGTTTAAAGAACTTTTATTAGCCTTTGGACCTTTATCAATGATGTGTTTACCATCGTTTGGATATACCTTAGCATCGGTTTTACCTTGCTTGGTGATACCATCTGCGCCTTTTTTGTATCCCATTTTTAACTCCTTAAGTTATCTCTACCGTTACTGTACCAACTACTACTGCCGGTGCCAAGTCATTTGGTGTTAATCCTGCATCTGGGCCCCTAGCACCACCTACGGGATTCCAACCCCACTGAATAACCCTGCTACCTAACTCTGGACTGCCAAACCCATCTGGGCCAACACCCGTCAAATTAATCTGTAACCCACTTTGTCCAGAAACCTGATAACTAACGTCTGGGCGAGGCTCCCGTACTGCTTGTGGGTCATTAACTGGATATAAGCCTAATGACAGCTGTGGTTGATCCGGATCCCAGCAAGTTTGACAAACTTTAACCCGATAAGGTTTGGTTTTAAGTACCTGGATACGCAGCTCTTTGAGTTTATACCGTTGTGCGCATCGATCACATTCGGCAATTGCATATTTTCCAGAAGCGAATTTATTTGGCATAACATATTAACGGTAATAAAACATGTTGCGTGGCACAAAACGAACCGATGCCTTTTCTCTATCCTCTTGCTCAGCTAACGTCCATTGTTGCTCATAGTCGGCTTTAAGCATTCCAATACGGTTAGGGTCTACTCCAGGCATTTTTACGCTAAGGTAGTAAGCCAATCCAGCCACCATGCAGGGTATAAACCGGAATGGGATATCTTGAGTACGTATACCAGTTCCAGCGTCCTGAATACGACGCATACGGTAATAAACCAGGGTGTATTGGTTTCCTGGGGGGTTTGGGGTTGGCCATACATTAATACATGGAAGTTGGTTATTAAATACGTCGGCGCCATTTGAGTGGGTAGTGGCCGTAGTACCATTCTGACCTCGCCAAGCATTAAGAATCTGGTTTCCAACAATATTTTGATAACCAATTGTCTCTGAACCAATATTAATAAACCCTTGGGTTGGTAGGTTTGCCGCGTTGGTCAGGGTAATTGTGGTCTGATCCGTGGTCGTAATTGCAGCTGCCAGGGTGGTTTGAGGTATAACAGACGTGCCCCCGCTTTGGCGGTTTACCCACATTTGAATGGGGCGTCCAGTAGTATTTTTGTTAGGAATAGTTATATAAGTCGACTCGCTTATGCGGCTTAAATTAATATCGATTTGATTAGACTGACTACCATTACTAGTCCGGGTTACGGCATCTAAGATATCAATCGTATCTACGGGCAACGGATAAAGGGCCTGCTGGGTGTTCATTACAATCTGCCCTTGCTCGACCGTCCAGAGATTAATACCTCGATTAGCCCACTCAATAGTAAGTAGGTTTAAAGACCTTCTAGCAGTTCTAAAATCATATCCAGACCGTACTTCCAAACCACAACGCTCAAACGCCTCTTCAATGAGGTCGTTCATATCTAGGTTGAATGCGGTTGTTCCCGTAGTGGACATTATTTAACCTTTCGGTACGGCTTTACTTTTTGCTTTACTTTTGCTGGCTGAGGCACGAACTGTTTTCCCTGCGCCTTTCCCGCCCGTTTTGCTCTGGTTGTTGCTGCGTATTCCTGTGGACTTAGCGCCTGTATTGCTCTTTTTGGCAGATACCGTTCGCCTGTTTCGGACGACTTTTTGCCCGACTTGGTGGTCCATTCCTGCTTGGTCCAGGCCTTCAGGCTGCGTTGGGGTTTTGATAATGCCACTTAATTTCTCCCAGATCCAGTCCCAGATAAACGGCATTATTTCTTTAGCTTCGACAAAGTCTGAGCTAACCTCGCACGTTGACCCATTTTACCTGGTTTTTTAGCCGCAGCAGCGAGCTTTTTAGCAGGGATCTTCTCGCCAGTTTTAACACCCATAGCCTTACGTAAAGCGCCGGGTTTCTTAATTGCTTTTTGAATAAAGTTAACGCTGCCACCCTTTTTATACACACCACGACCCTTCAGGACATCCGCCTGAGTTACTTCACCATCATTATTTAAGTCTGGAAACGATTTAGCCATTGCACAACTCCTTTTGTTTAGCTTCTGCTATATATTTTGCAGCTTTTTCTAGTAAAACTGAACTGTCTTGTAGTAAACCTATACCTCGATTGCAGTTTGGGCATAGAAGACCCCTAATTCTTCCGGTATTGTGGTCATGATCAATACATAACCAGCTAAACTTTTCTTCTGGCTCATTACAAACAGCGCAACACCCCTGCTGCACTTCATAAAGTTCGTTATACAACTCTTCTGTTGCACCACGTCTTTTTAGCCTTCTGTTTGCAGTAACCCAGTTTTTTCTACGCCATTCGTTTAAATGTTCTTTATTATTTAAAGCCCACTCTTGTCTTTTGGCCTGCATACACAGCTTACACCTAGATTTATAAAGGTGAGACAGCTTACCACCACGACTAAAAAACTCAGTCAGTGGTTTTTCTGTTTTACAAAATGTACAGGTTTTATTTGTAGCCACCGCCAGCCGCCTTATATTTTTTTGCTAAGAGCTGAGCTTTCCGACCGCTCCATTGACCCGCTGCAGTACCTTGCACGGCCGAGTTTTTAATACTTTCAAATAAAGCCTTGCGCATGCCAGGTTTCGTGTAATTACCAGATTCATTAACCTTCGAAACTTTGCCACCCTTTTTGTAAAAGTCGACAGCATCGGGGTTATCCGTACGGGTAATAACTCTCTTTTTAGGCATTTTGGAAGGGGATATTGCGCCCATTCCACGCGAGGCTCTCATACAATCTTCCCACGAGTTTTACCACGAATAGCGCACCCGTCACCGCGAGAAGAAGCGGAAGACACTGAACCACCAGATTTGTAGCTAGTAATACCAGCTTTTTCTCTCATAGACTTAAATAACGCTCCAAGATTTTTATACCCTTTAGTGCCTTTAAAAAAGGAGGGTTCTTCTTTCTTTGGCTCTGCTTTTGGAGTTGCTTTAGGTTCTGCTTTAGGCTGAGGTTTTGGAGCAGCTTTTTTAGCTTTTGGAGCTTCTTTAGTTTCAATTTCAGGAGCGGGCCTTTGCATTTCCTGAACATAGTCCATCGCACGGGCGCGAGTATCGTCGTCAATGCTTGAATGGGGTCCTTGTTTAGACTCAAACTCTACTTCCCCACCGTCCTCATAGCGTTTCTTTTTCATTAGCAGTACCCGCCTTTCTTCATCGAGATCATTTTGCCTTTGGTATGGCCCTTCATAACGCAGCCATCGGCACGGGTTACACCACCTTTAGCCATCTTGTGCATGCGCTTCTCATGGCCTTTAACAGCCTCGCCAGCGATTTTTTTCATCATTGGCATGTCTTTTTTAATGTCTTCGTGTTTCATCATTCCACCTTTTTTGAACTTTTTGCCTTTATCGGCAGTTAAAAATTCCTCACCTACCGCGCGAGGCACCCCAACTTTTTTAGCAAAGCCGGGATTTTTGGCCACAGCCGCCATGAAATTGTGCTGTTTTTTACTTACGCTTGGCACGTTTTATCCAATTCTGAACTGTGTTCGTTTCATAAATGCGAATACCTGTCCACACAATCGTAAACAAAGCAGCGATAGCTGGCAGAATATCCACAAGGGCTCCTAGTACAGTTATTACAGATAGCCCGTCTAAAACGTGCTTAGTTCCTTCAGTTAAATGATCTTTCATACCAGCTTACCCTTAGTTTTTCCTCGCACTTCGCAACCACCCCCACGAACAGCACCGCCCTCTTTGCAATTCCAAGCCCGTAAGGACTTATTAATGCGTGAGTTTGGGTCGTTAGCGGTTTTTGCAGAAGTTAGCTTTTTCTTCATACCCTTCATGCGAGCGCAGAAGGAATCGCGGCGGGGACCGCCTTCAGGTTGTGGGCGTTTAAGCCCAGGCTTGCCCGGATTGGCAGCATTATAAGAGGCTCTACCCTTAGCATTTAAGCCACCTTCAGGGTTTTTACCTTCCTTGCGTTGCCAAGCGGGACTTTTAGCCATAAATTACCGTTACTGCAGCTACGTTGGTTAAATTAGCATATACAGTGGTGCTAAATCGAATGCCTTCACCAGGAAGCAACATATACGTTGGTGCGGTTGCATTAGCAATGGATTGAAGCGTGAGCTTTACATCACCACCTGCCCCACCATCTCTAAATGTAACTGAGCCAGCATTGGCCGTGCCAGTAAAGTACACAGCTTTTAGACGCGCTGGCCCATCAACAAACGTTGCGCTTGCGGTATTAGACGCTGAACTTACGTCGTATTGCATGCCCATACGAGCCTCCTATTAGACGTTTTCTGCGCCGCTATCAGCTACGTGATAAATAATGCGTCCGCTTACTACACCAGCAATTGCATTAGCAGCACCTTGAGCATTAGTAACAACAACCAAATTAGTTGCATTTGCTACGTTACCTAAAGAAGCGCCGCCACCTGAGCCGCCAACAGTAAATACTGTACGAGCAGATACGTTACCAGCGGAAACAAAACCAGCAGGGACATTTGTGCCTAAAGTAGTTGTTTGGCCAGGACCAACGCTAATTAGTGGGGTAAACCCTACGTTAGCAGTAGCATTACCACCGCCACCACTGGAAATAATAACTTCGGTAACCACTGCGCCAGCTGGCAAAATTAGTGCGGGGGCGCCAGTTGCTGAAGAAGTTACAACATTTGAAGTTGCTGCAGTGTTTGCAATATAGAAAGGGGCTGACATAACCATGGAGCCAGCGATTGCAGTACGGGTTTGATCTCCACCAGTGGAGCGCCATACGCTAGAGGTAGTTGCTAAAGTCATATAAATTGTCCTTCGTACAAAGTTCCGCCTGTCAATTGTGTACGCATCTGCTGGGGCAGTTTGACAAGCTATTCACCCAGATATATGGATATTACTACTTTTTTATCTTTGCGCAAGTGTTTTAACAAATAAAAAACCCCGCCGAAGCGGGGCGCCAAGTCATCGAAGTGACAAGGGGGGTAACGCTTAGGCTCCTGGGGAACCAAACATTCCGAGTGGATCCGAGAATCCAAACGAATAACGCTCACGTGACTTGTAACGTACGTTGCCGGTGTCGAAGTCTCCGTCCATTGAGTTCTGTAAAGGAACACGAACGAAATGCTTCATACCGTTAGGTACATCAGTCGTCAAGAACCAAGCATTGGTGTCGGTCAGATAGTGGTTAATGGTGTAACCCGCTGGGATCGAACCGTTGTTCTTGATTGCGTTGATGTCGTTGTCGTTAGTACCAACACGGAGTTCGGTTTCTAGCAAACGGGTTGCAACGAACTGAAGTGCAGGTGGAACGATCAACTTACGTGGTTTAGCAGCGATCAAAAGACCACGCTCGTCAGTCCACAAGCTGATTTGAATAACGGCGGCTTCTAATGAAGTCTCGTTAAGGTCAGCAGGGGTTGCTGGCTCATTGGAGTTAACTCCGCCAGATACGAGTGGGTGATCAGTTGCAAACAGAGCCTTACCGTCGCCACCTGGGTAGCCAGCGTCAAAGCCGTTGTTCAATACTGATGCTGCACGAACTTGCTTGGTATAAGCCATGGAACGAGCCAAAGCCTTGGTATAACGAGCAGACAAGGAGTCATACAAGTTATCTTCAATTGCTTCTTCAGTCAGAGAAAAACCCTGAGCAATCGTTACGTGGTTATAGCGAGCTGTCCAAGCCTCTTGACCGTTGTCATAAGCAATTGGTGCACCCTCGTTCTTCACGGGAGCAGCACTAAAGCCTGATAACTTGGTCTCTTCTTCGAAGGAACGCTCAGAGGTCTCGGTTTCGTAGATCTCTTTGTGTTCTTCACCATAGCGAGCATACTCAAGACCGAACAATGCGTTCAAGCCTGGGAGGAGCTCTTTTAGTAGTTGGGCACGAGAAATAGCCATTTATATGCTCCTTAAGCTGCGTAATCCAAACCAGTAGTTACATTGTACTGGTGGTTATTAAACTTCACTAAAACTTCAGTGAAGGCCGTTGCGTTTGCGGCAGTATCAGGTACAACTGCAATAACACGTAGTGGTAGAGTCGATGCGTTACCTTGTGTATCAGTTACGAACACAGAAACAGCAGAATCACCAGTGGTGTTAGAGCCAGTGCCTTGAACAACTGCAATGTTAGTACCAACAACGCTCTGGTTAACAGTGCTCATAGCGCCGTTAGAGAGGGTTACTGCTACTTTAAACGCAGCCAAAGGATCGTCAACTACATAAGCAACAGCGCTAGTTGCAGCGGCATTACCTGGGTAATATTGACCTTGAACTGTTTGACCTTGGCTATTAACGTATTGAACGCCAACAAATACACCGACGGTGTTGTTTGCAGCTGCGCCCGTTGCGTTAGTAGTTACGGTCGATTTTTGAATTGTGCCGCCTGCGGCGATACGGACAATGTCACCGTTGTAGATTGGGGTATTGTATGTAGATGCAATAGGAATCTGACGAATTGCACCAGCATAGGGTAGACCATCTACACGGTTTAGTGCCTGTAAGCCGTAGGGAGCTGAAACGGTTGGATAAGCCATTTATAAACTCCTAATTAAATTTAGTTACCTTTACCAAAAGAGCTTGTCGTCTTTCTCTCATTAAAGAGAGGCATACGAGGATCGTTTTGGCGCATAAGAGCGTTGTCCACAGCCTCCATTTGAGCACTTGCTTGATCAGAATAGTATTTGTTACGCTGGTCAACAAGTTCACTTGGAGTTTTGCAAAGCAACAACCCGCCAATCTCAATGTTGTCTTTATATCGACTATTGGGATCGACTAACAGTTTAAATTGTGGCTGCTCTTCAATTGCTACTGGCTCCCAACCTTCTCTGAGTTTGGCAGAAAGGTTACGTGGGTCAGACGAATTTAAAGATGCAACACGAATCCAACGATAAGCGTATCCAGCCTGTTTGTCGGGCTCTGGGAGTAACTCGGCGGGCGCCCACTGCTTAGGACGTTCAACGGTTGCTCGGACTTCTGCTTCGCGGTCAATTCTTTTCTCAGCCATTTTGGGCCTCCAATTTTTTGATTTCAAGAGCATATTGCTCCGGGGTTAGTCCTAACTTCTTCGCCAATGCAACTTGTGTGTTTGTCAGCCTTATCCGTTTGGGGGATGTGCTGCGCGTTGCAGGAGCGACTACATTACTAGGCTTCTTAGCGGGTTCGGCCGCTGGTTTCTCAACCTCCGGTTCCTCAAATTGCTCTGGGAATCGTTTACGCATTGTTTCGTCAATACGTTTGTAATACTCGTCAGAACCGATAATAACACCATTTCGTTTGAGTTTTTCGTGTAAACCCAACGCAGTGGCAGTCATCTCTTCATCCTGGCCAAACCAGGAGTTATTCTCTTGCCATGCCATCGCCCGTCTATCGGGTTCTGGTGCTTTTTCAGTCTGTTGAGGGATTTGTACCTCATTTTTTTCTTCCTGTAAAGCAGGCATTTTGAAATTTTTAACGCGATCTAGCTGCAAAGTGGCGTTGGTAATAGACTGCTGGGCGTTCATCATGCCTTCGCTATCACCTGATTCATAAGCATCTTTATATGCTTTTTTGGCCATTTCTAGCTGTAGATCAGCTGCCGTTTTCATAGCAGCGATGTATTCTTTTTCGCCATTCGAGATGAGTTCTTTCATCCGCTTGTTTTCTTCATGCAATCTACGGGCAGCTTCAATTGCTTCTTGCTGTTCCCGCATTGCCTGCTCTTTACCGCGGCGCTCGTCATGCCAGACCTTTTTCATCTGTACGAGCTTCTCTTTAGCCTCTGCGCTGTACTTGTCTAGCTCATCTACTTCAAGCTTTTCAACCAGTTCTTTTGGCAAAGGCTGACGGCCCCGGTCTTCCGGTGGGGTATCGTCCTCGATTTCAATCTCTACTTCTGGCGCAGCTTTGGCTTCCAGCTCTTCAGCGGGGGGTGCTTCTTGTTTACCCTTTGCTTCAACTTCGTCTGGAAACTCGAATTCTACTTTTTCCATTTCAGCCATTTTTGTTAGCTCCTTTAAACAAATTTACGACTAATTCCACGAGGATCGTCAACAACCGCCTCGACAGAATCGTCATTGATAATGCGAAATTCACGACCATGAATAACAAGGCGTGTACCTGCGTTTGGTCGTACTAAGACAAAATCGCCTTTTTTGCACCAGGCACCATTGGGGAAACGGGCTGGATCTTTGTAACAATCAGGACCTAAATCCACAACAAATAAGACGGTGGTCAACAACTCATCATAACGAAGGGTTGTATCTGCTTTTGCCAAACCGTTGTCAAACTCTTTTTCCACTTCTGGAATGGCACAAAGAATCCGATAACCTTGTGGTTTTGGTAACTGCTTTGCTTTTTCTACTGCTTCTTTGTTTAGTACTGCATTTAGATCTATTGCTTGTGATAAATCTAGATTACTCATCAGAGTGCTCCATCTTTTGTTTCAGGTCTAATATTTCTTGCCGCGCAATGAGCAGACCGTGTATCTCACCACACATCCTTTGATAGTCAGCGAAGTCTTTGGCTTGTCCGCTAGCTACCCAATCCCGTTTTTGTACGAGGTCTTTATCTAGTTCTTGTACTAGAACATCAAATGCATCCATTAATCACCTTTCTTAGGTTTCTTTTCCTTTTCAGGTCTTAGTGCTTCAAACGCTTCGCTAATAAACATCTTCTCCTTTTCGTCCCGCATTTGTGCCGCGGTCTTTAGAGCGTCAAATCTATTTCGATCAGCATCGTTTTTAGCTTGCGTTTCCACCCGCTTTTCTTCAACAGCAATTTGTTGTGCCTTGAGAACTGCGTCCACCTGATCCTTAACAGCCTTGCGTTGTTGCTCCGCTTGTTTGATCTGGAGCTCTTGCATCTGCATCTGGATAAGTGGGTCTTGCGCTTGTTGTTGCGCTTGCTGCTGTTGAGCCTCTGCTTGTGCTTGGGCCAGTAGTTTTTGACTAGCTTGGGCAACCAAACGAGATAGCTCAACTTCAACACTTTCTGGTAATGGTTTGGAATCTTCGTCATCCTCGCCAGTTACGGGTAGTGTTACACCCATCATTTGTTCAATCTGTTTGCGGTACTCCATACCAACGTGCTCATTAATATGAGCAGTCATAACCGCCTGCATTGTTTGCGCCGCTTGGGGATTCATCGCTAAGATCTGTTGAATCTTGGGGTTCTGCATCGCAGACATATGCGTAGCGATGTGGGCCTGGTGGTCCTGATAGATAAATGCTTTTACGGGTTTGCCACGCAAGACATTCATATTCTCGGTAACCGGATCCTGGGGCTTCTGATCGTCTTCCATAGGGACCAGCTTTGCCGCGTTCTTGATTCCGAGGACATCAAGCATCTGACGATGTAAGAGCGGCATGTTGTAGAGTTGTGGAGACTGTTGAGCCAACTGGAGAACCGCTTGGTACTGAACAATCTTCTGCGCCATCGTTGCTGCATTAGGGTCCGAGACCGGTATGACTTCAACATTGTCATAGTCCGATTTCTTCGCGCGAGGCGAACCTTCAACGGGCATGTAGCTGTAATCATCTGGAGTGTAATCCGCAATAATTTTCTTTAAGAGCTTGAACTCTTGCTTCATGGAGTAATGGATACGTGCTTGAACTGCACTCATTACCTTCAAGGTTCTTTCTAGAATTGCCAGTGTGGTGCCTACCGGCGCATTCGCGCTCATATCCGAGACCTTCATGTCGCTTACCGAAGCAAACGCACGGCCTTCCTGAATAACTTTATCAAGCAGTTGAGCTAGTACAACTGAGGGCTCTTTGTATGGTAGGGGGAGAATGTTATCCCGCATGGTTCCACTTGGAACGTCCACATCCCTAAATTCTCCTGGGGCAATCGGAGTATCATCACCTTTTATTCGCAAACCACGGGTCTTAAAGCCGCCCGGCAAGTTTGAGAGGGTTCCAGCGTCAATAAGCTGTCGAAGCATAGAGGTGCCAGACTTAGCAAAAGCCCCAATGAGATGAATGAGACCAAAACAATAAAAGCCGAAACCAGGAATGTACCCGTAGTGCACGAAGTGCTGCCTCTTTTGATATGTTTCATCATCTGGGTTCCAGTTCCTCCGAATAGCTAAAACGGTGTTACTACCTTTTTCAATCGTTACAACATATGGCAGTGCTATACCAGTAGGTTTACCATCTTCGTCTTTGTGTTCATGACCTTGCAAGTCCAACTCAACGTGCATCTCAAGAAGTTTGTAACGGTCGTCACTCGAAGCCCTAAAGCCTAACTTCTCTGCAATTTTCTTTTCAACTTCGTCTAAAACGTTGTTGGGTTCACCAAGATCAACATCCCGATAAAAACCAGAGTGTTGTAGACGCTTAAGTTCATTCTCCGTCTTACGCATCACATGGGTGATACGCTCTGCCGCCTCTAGGTTTGACGCACCGTATGGCACCACAATATCTTCTGCAGGCACGTACATGGCAACCTGGCGATCAAGGCCTGGATCAATATAAATCTTTTTGAAGGCGTTACCAGCAAGACCCAAGCCCCACAACATGCGCTCATGCTCAGGGCGATACTCCTGCATTACATCGGTTAACTGGTAGTTCATGTCGTCTTTGACACGTTCTGCCGCTTCTTTTTTCTCTGGAGTTTCTTTACCAATAATCTGTGTCTTAACAGGGCCCGCTGCAGGGAATGTCGACATCATGGTTTCAGACTGGAACTTCACCAACGCTTCGGAGAGGATCGGATGATATACACCACAAGCACCTTCCCAGGGTTC